ACCGTAGCTTTGTCTTTGTTAAGCGGTTGCAACAGTTCGGCTAACACTTGTTTGCGCTTAACGCTTTCTTGAATAATTCTAATTTCACGGTCTTTAGACTCAACTAACTGAGTCTTTTCAGATGCTGCTTTTTTAGCTTCTTCGAGTTGTCGAGTTTTAGCTTTCACTAAAGATGTTAGCTTGGCAATTTCCTTGCTCTCATTTAAGTGAGTAGCAGTGAATTCGCTAGCAAACGCTTCGAACAATCTACGTCCAAACATATTTTCGCGAGCAACTTGAATGTCTTCTTTCAGTTGTCCTAACTCTGACTTTAAACCTGTGGTAATTGATTCTTTAACTAGCTGTGCGCTGCGAGCAACGAACGCTTTTTGCATTTCTGCCATTTTTTGTTTGGCACCTGCAATTAGGCGAACTTTTGTCTCAACAACTGCTTGCTTGTCTTTAGCAAACTCTGAAATTTCTTCAGACAACTGACGCATTACGAAACCTTCCAGTCTCTTAATACTCTCAGTTTGTACTTTACGATCTTTCCGTAGTTCTTTGATTTCTTCAGCTAATTTTTCAACCATAAAATCATTGAACCGTTTACTTGACTCGCGCACGTTCTGATTGAACTTAACGCGGTCTGCCGCAAGAGCTTTCTTTTCTTCCCTGAATTCAACGATTTCTTGTTGCAGGGATTCAGTTACCATTGTGTCTAAAGCTTCAACCATTACACTTTTATCGTGTTCATAGCGGCGGGCGAATTCCTCACGCAATTCACTACGGGCTAGCTCTTTGGCTTCAGCAAGCTGAGCCTCCCATGCTTCCGTAATGGCTTGACGTGTATCTTCGTTTATAATGCCGCCATCTATAAGTGGTTTGATCGCATTTAACATAACGTCTCCTTGTTAACTTCCCAAGTTCCATGGGATTCCTTCTGATTAAACTCCTGCATTTTGCAAGACTTCAAACTTCTTCCAGCTATAAAATTAGCTGGTTCTGTACCTGGTATAAACCGTTTTGCTGTTACTCCATCAGTAAACCATTTATACTTAGATTTGTCATAACTCATATCGTGCTGTATTTTTCTTCCAATAGCAAATCCAGTTGGCTCTGTGCCAGGTATGCACTGCAATGATGTTACACCATTAGTGAACCAGCGTTTTACATAGTTTCTACCTTTAGCAAATCCATCAACTAGTTGATCTTTATTTACTTGCTTTGATACAGTTCCATTGTTTACCCACATAAGTTGTCCACTGCTGCCTTTGTTCCACGCTTCTTTGCCAAACATTGGGTTTTTAATTCCTATTTTTTGACTGCGAAGAATTGCTTTAACTTCAGGGCGTGTTGATGGATTTTTGTTACCTGTGCATTTACCTTTTCTTGACAAACTTACTTTTTTAGCATAGTTTTCTACACGAGAGTCTGTATGTTTAGTTAAAGATTTATTCCATGGCGGCGTGCCATTGGTAGTAAATTTACCGTCACTATTATGTTGATTGAACGACATAGGGTCATTTTTTGCGTCAATTTTAGATAGATATTCTGATTCAAGGTTACGAATAAACGTCGGATTTCCAATTAATAAGACTTCTCTTTTCCAGTCGGTTCTATTTTCCAAAATCATCGGTTTAACAATTTTGCTTGAGCATATATACCCATCATCTGGGTGGCATCCAACAGCAGATCTAGACCCAATATACCACTTATTAGTGGGAATATGAGTCCACCTATATAAGAACGCCAATGTTACTTTCATTTAAGTTTCATGTCCTTAATAAGTCCAATAACAGATTCTTTAAGATATTTCTGCGCTCTGGCATCACCAGCTATCTCTAATACTTTATGTCCATAACGCATGTTCATGAGTGACTCGTAAATAGCTTTTGGATATGCGTTTGGAGCCGATGGCTGAGCTACTATATCCACAGTAATGATTTCAAAATCACTAACATGGCCGTTCGCTTCGTTAACATTACCGCTGCCTCTGCTTGACACACCTAACTTAACTCCGTTTTCTAGCATAGTTTTAACCAGCTGGCCCATTGGAGTAGGTAATATTTTTAAAGTCCCAAAACCGTTTGCCCCGTCCATGTACATTTCTGTAATCATATGGCTTACGCGGTCTAGGTTAATTTTAAGGTCATCCGGATGATCTACTTCACCTAGCACGCTGTATCCGCCCTTCACTTGTTCCATGACTGTGTCAACAGCTTTGCTAATTTCATGAACCGGGTAAACACGTTGATTCGCATTTCGAACTCCGCCTTGTATAAAGACCCCTTTCATCTTGAGTGTCTTGCCTCCGTTGGAATCATCCTCAGTCAATAACTGCCAGTTACCGCTGTCAAAAGTCAGGTTCTCTTTAAGATATACCATCAAACTTTCTCCTTCACTTGAGCAAAACTCCACCCATTCTTGTTGGCTTTCGACCATACACGAATAGTATTAGATGATATATTTGAATATTTTGCGGCTGCATCCTTAAGCAAGGTGAATTTCTCTCCAATAGGAGAGACCCAGAACCCTGACCATAATGCACTTCTTTCACCAACTGCCAATTTTCTTTTTTCTGCCATTATTGCCAATGTGTCGGCACTATGGTGTTTGCCATAAAATTGATTTTTGGTGCCTGAATTAGCAACCCTATTTTTTGCTCTGGCAGTTTCAGATTGAACTCGTCCAGTGCTAGCAGCAGACATCTTTTTTCGCGTCGCTAGTGATGGATCGGAATTTCTTTTACTAATCATTTCCCCAAACCCGGCAGGCTTCTTCATACCCGTACTAGTTTTGCGTTGTTTTTCTATGGATTCTTTACTTCTTGGCATTTTTTTACCAGCAGTAGTAAATTTTCCATCACCATTGTGCATATTATAACTCATCGGATCATGTTTTGCATCGAGTAGAGTCAAATATTTAGCCTCTAGTTCTCGTATGTAAGTTGACTCACCAATCACTAGTATTTCTCTCTTCCAATTATTAGCATGTCCGTTAATCTTTGGTTTTACAGATTTACTTGAGCAAATATACCCATCTGATGGCCCGCAGCCCTGTGCTGTTCGCGAACCTATATACCACATGTTAGTTGTTAGTTCGGTCCACTTATACAGGAATGCTCCCTTCATCTTGAGAGATTTTCCGCCCTTGCCGTCATCCTCGTTGAGAATCTCAACGCGGGCATTGTCAAAGGATAAATTTTCTCTTAGATAAGATGCCATGACCAATTACGCCTTATAGCCTGACGATCCGCCTGGATTGAAGGATTTCTTAACAACTGGAACTGACCCATTGGTTGTTTGCCCTTCTTGCTCACGTTTTACAGTACGTTTGTCTTTGTAGCCTTTAGTGTTAGCACCTGGACTGTTTTCATACTTGCCTTGACCCATCATGGTCTCGCCTTTTGACAAGTAGTTGCTTGGTTTCTTAGGGCTAGTATTGCTGTCACGGTCAGAAGCCGATCCACATTGTGCTATATTTTTTGTAGTTCCGCCCATGTCATTTTTACCACTGATTTGTGTGCTCTTGCAGTTAATAGACGATTTTGAACCACCAGATCCAATAGCATCGCCCTCAACAGGCTTGACAGCAGTTACTTTTTCAACATACTCACGCATTAAGTCAGCTGGTGACTTGCGAGATTTACGAGATTCTTTAACTTTTTTAGCTTTTTCTTCTTTCTCGGCAGCTTTACCGTCGTACTTGTCGCCTTTAACAGCAGTACCTGAATGTTGCTTACCCTTCATGTCAGTCCATGGTTTGTCAGTTTTCTTGGATTCGCCGTAAATGCTAGCTTCACCAAACTTTTGCCCATCAGACTCAGCTTCGTCAGTGTCAAACTCGTCATCGTCACCCATGTCGTCTTCGTCAGCGCCATCATGTATGCCTGGCATATTTTCTTCTTCAGCTTCTTCGCCAGCCATTAACGAGTCAAACTCTGATTTAAGTTCGTCAATTGCGTCTTCAAGATCCATGACACGATCTTCAACACTTGCTTCGTCATCCATGTCTTCGTCATCCATGTCTTCGTCATACATGTCTTCGTCTTCATCGCCGTCTATAATTTCGTTATACATGTCTTCGTCATCCATGTCTTCGTCTTCATCGCCGTCCATGTCTTCATCTTCATGCATACCTTGCTGGTCGCCGGCAATAACGTCGTTTTGATCTTCAATCTCGTCGCCAAGGCGTTCTGCGCCGCGACCACGTTGGACATGGAACTGGTCCTCGTCAACTAAACTCTCATAAATATCACGGCTTTTTGCGATTACGATATCGTGAAACAATGCTTTAGCTTTTGCTTCATCTTCGTTTATAATGTATCCGATCAGTTTTTCGAACTTTTGCATAGGTAACTCCTTAAGGTTATATAACTTGTAATATTATTTACTCAAAATTGAATAAATCAGTATAATATGTGTGGTTTTCAGAGCAATCTTGAAGATATCTGCAGTGAGATTACATTCCGCCCTGATCTTGTGCTGGTGGTTTGTATATTGCGCTCAGTGTTTTTATCTTTTTCTCGTGCTCTATTTTTCTAATGTCGTTTATTTGTCGTAGTTTATTCAGCTGGCCAAGAGTAAGCCGTGTTTTCCGTAAATCAGAAATAGTTAAAATAGTCTGATCGTCCTTCTCAGTAGAGTAGCCAGGTGGATTTGCCTCAATGGCTGAGTCCTTGCCCATTTCAAATAAATCTATTATAATCATATCTTTATTTAACCAAAATATAGTTTTTACTGGTCTGGTGCGCTGTCAGCACTGCCCATTGGCGATGTGTCTCCGGCAGCACCGCCCATATCTGCTCCACCCATATCTCCACCTTCTTCACCGCCCATGTCGTCAGGCATTGGACCTAAGTTTTCTAAGTCAGAGGATATGCCGCCTGCCGAAACTCCAACAGCTCGTAAGTTTGGATCATCAGGTTTAGCATTTTCATCAGCATGCTCTTCAGCCCACATTTGCTCGTTCTCTTGCATTTCTTCTTCAGTTAGACCAAGGTAGCGTGTAAGTAAGAATCGTTTGGCTAAGTAAGGTATCTGCTCAACTTGAGTAAATGTAGAAATTCTTGCTGCATCAATCTCAACTTGACGATATTTTGTAAAGTTTTGCGGCTCGTTAAACTTTATATCAAAAACACTATTATCAATGTTAAATCCTCTAAAACGCAGGAAGAGTTTAAATTCTTTGTCTAATACGCTAGATACAAAATTTTGTAGTCTCTTGCAGTATTGGTTGAATCTCCATTCTTGAATCATTGCTATGCCAACTTTTCCGTCGCTAAAGTTATTAGCTGCTTCATCATTTTGTGTTGGCAGATAGCTTGCCGGAATCCGTAACCCGCGAAATAATTTATTTGTGAAGAATCTCAGATCAGTTATTTCACCTAAATTCTGACCCCCAGGCAGTGCTTCTACGCTAGACCCTCGCCCATCTGCAGTTTGAGGGAAGAAGAAATCCTCATTCATGGAAATCGGGTTGTATGTTGCATCCATCATAGTACCGCCCGAACCGTTAGTAGATGGTATTCTACGTTGATGAACTTCGTTTTTTACTCGTTCAACAAATGCCATTGCTAAGTGAGATGGCATATTCCCAACGTCAATCTTGAAAATTCTACGCTCAGGTGCCCGTTGAATACGGTAAATAATAATCGCATCCTCGAGCAGTTCCTTTTGTTTAAACACTTTAAACACAGTTTCCAAAACAGAAGTGCCAAATGGCCATGCCATATCTAGCCCTTCTGACAGACTAATATGTACTACGTGCTCTGCGTTGATAACTGCTTCATTTTTTGCACTAGTAAATCTTGATCCGCCCTGCCCACCTGCTGGAGTATACGCGCCGGAACTACCACCAGAACCACCTGTTTGCGGATGATTTTCATATGAATCTGATGTAGTTACTGCCGTTACTGTTAGATTTTGAAGGTTCGGGTTAAGGTCTTTAATAACGTATTGCTCGGGTTTTTTACCGTCAGACTCATTTACAATAACTTTGGTTACCTTGGACATTTCAGACCATAGTAGCTTAAACGTCTCTGGATCACGAATAAACACTTGATCGCCGTATTTCAGTGTATTTCTAAACAGTTTGAAAATTCTCTTGTCAAATTCGTTTAGTTTGCACCATTGCTGTAACTGCTCTTTAACAATCTTTATTTCGTTATCCGTTGGAGTTTCTTTAAAATCAATATCAAACGCTGTGCCATTTTCTATGTTTGTTTGTGTCGAAAATTCTGCTAAGATATCAAGGGCAGCGTTGATTTCGCTGTCAGCATCCATTTGCTCGTACTGGTTATATCTTGCAATGCGATTCGGATGACCAATGTAAACATCAGGTAGTGAACTTTGATAGTTTTTCACACCAAAACTATTCATGGCATCATTGTTGCCACCACTGATTGGGCTAACATTATTAAGGTTAGCTATTTTAAAATGCTTTTGCCATGTTGCCATGAAGTTTAGTCCTCGATCAGTTATTTATCTAAGGTGAATAGTCGTCAAACGGTTGCTCTGTAAATTCTACTTGAAATATGTTTGTGATCAGTTGATGTGTCTGCCAAATCTTGCATCAGAATAGTCGATTGTTCTATCATCTTGTTTTGCTCAGTTAGCAATGTTGCTACTTTTGTTAATGCTGTTAAAATTGCTGGTTGAGAACTTTTTGCGGCATCTTCTACAGCAGAGCCTTCAAAGTATTTTGATAGCATATCGACTATTGGTTTAAACGCTGTTAAAACCGAAGCGTCATTTAATGAAACTTGCGCATTATCTAAAGCGGTTTTGTTAATAGTTGACATTGCTGCATTAGTCGAAATATCTGCTTCTTGAGCTAATTTAGTTTTAGTATTTTCACTATCTAGGTCAGTAGTACTTTGGTTTATAATTTTAGCAGCTTG